TAATTCTTCTGCATCTGTTTTTGGTAAGACAGAGGGTTGTGCGACAAAGGTATCAACAGGTCTAGCTGCTGATTGAAAAGCTGTACTTTTAAAACTAGATGTCATGATAGTTGTGCGTAAGTAGTAAGTCCTTGAGTCGCTACATTAAGTAGTACAGAACCTAATGAAGGTATTTGGTTATATGCTTGATTTATATTACTTTGTAATTGATTACGTCTATTATCTCTTTGAGCAATAAGACCTTCACGATTTCTTACATATTGTCTGCCTATAGATTCTAATGTTTGATTAATAGCTTCTCTTTCATTTGCTGTTTGCCTTTCTTCATTCTGTAAAAGAAGTTGTGTTGTAATGCCAGTTTGCTCACCTGCTTTTATACGACCTTTAGCTTCTAAACCTTGAATTGTTTTTGCTAATTTTTCTTGTGCTTTTGACGCTTTGGTCTCTTTTAATTCAGCAGCTAAAGCTTCTTGTTGTAATGCAGATGATCTCTCTAAAGATTCATTTGTTATTAAAGTGCTTCTATATGTCTGCTCTGCTGCTGCTTGTGCTGCTGATCTTTGTGCTAAACCAGTAGCTAAATTAAGACCCAAAGATCCAAGAAACAATCCACCTGCTGCTTTTCCTAATCCTAAGACTGCAACACACATTTAGGCGATCCTCAGAAATTCGTAGAATGGTTTACCCTGCATACCGTAGTGTTCGTGATATTGAATAAAAGTAAACCCAAGAGACTTTAACCACTTGATAGCAGTATCATTCTCTGCATATACAAAATTATATAGGATTTTGTAATTTTTCAATAGGCTATCAACCCATTTTCGACCTTTTCTTATTAGTTGTATTTTATATTTTTTATTACTAAACAACTCATCAGTAGCAACCATCCATATAACACCACCTTGTACCACTCCACAAAGACCTATAGGAGCATCATTATCATCAGCTATTGCCATGTTTATACTGCTGCATATATAAGATAATTGAAGAGCTTGTTTTGGTTCTTGTCCTGATTGATAGAACGCTTCTAGCTTATCCATCTCTCTCATGTTTTTAGCAACATGTTTTAGATCTTCTAAATTTGCTTTTCTTAGATGTCCCATTAAATACGTCTACTCCTCATATGGAACATAGCTTCATATTCTGCACTAGCCAATGTTGTAGGAAGAAATGTATTGTTCTTTACATCGATATTAACTCTATCTGCTCTGCTCATTACAGGTACTTTAAATGATCCTGACTCAAGATTTACCGTTCCAATAGTGCTGCTACTTGAACCTAACAATACACCAGTAAAATTATGAGTAGAAGTGTCTCTTAAATCTGGTGTAACTTCTACTTTAAAAAATCCTGTATCTTCAAATTTGATATAAAAATGATGTAGTTGTAAACGACCACTAATGATTTCACCAGAATTTCTACCACCTTGACTTTCTGTTAGTCGTTGCTGACTAAACCTATAGTGCATTTCGTAAGGTTCACCAATAATAAATTTACTATTTCTATAATCTCCTGTTGCTGTAATTGTAGAAGTTGAACCATCCGTAGTGTTAGTTGTGGATACAATTTGCCCTGGTTTTAACGTAGTTGTTGTTCCTTGTGCGTTTACAAAAGTGCTTGTTTCTCCACTACCTAAAAACCTACCAACAATATTCATACTTGCTCTTAATCTATAAGGAACAGTAAAGGTAGAAATATTACTAGAGGCATTATATGCAACAGATACACCTGTAGTAGCTTCAGTAACTTTATGATCTAGACGATATTCAAAGTCTGCATTAGGTTCAGTAAAATTATTTTCAAAAGGTATTTTTTCTAATGTTGTACCGCTTGCTTCTTCTATAACTAAAAACAAATCACTACCAATAAAATCAACATTCTTAATAGATCTGTTTGGATTAATAGTAAAAGTAGACCAACTGTTTAGTATCTTTTGATATTGTTGACCATATAACCATCTGTTGATGTATAGCTTATTTGGTTCATCTGTACCAAGACAAACCAAAACATCTGCACTTGTAGAGACTGCAAACTTAAATAAATTACTTGGTATTAATCTCGGTACATGAACGGTAATATTGCTTGACTCTCTTATGACAAGATCTCTTTGATATACATATTCTCTTACGTTAGCAAAAGATCCTCTTTTAGATAAATAATAAATACTACTACCAGCACCTACAGGTTGTGCATCATCATCTGATTCAAATTCAGTTACGACTACTACGTTGGCTGATCTAGGTGTTAAGTTATCTGTTGAAGAAGTAAGAACAAATTGCGTTTGATCAGAGAATAAAACCAGTTCTTGTTCTATTGTTACAGCAGTTCTAAGGATAGCTACTTTAGTATGTGAAGCTGCCACATCTATAGGTTCACTATCAATAACAGATAAAACAGTCTCTGGAAAAAAGTTAAAAAACTCTGCTGCTCTGGATAAAATGACATTATCATTAGATAAGAATCCAAGTCTATTTCTGAAGAAGAAAACGTTATTAATTTTACTACCAATAAAAGAAGGATTAGGTGCAGAATCTAAATCACCAACAGTTCTTTCTCCCCATTGTGGGAGTGTATAGATTTGAGAAGTAGGTAATCTATAAGAAAGTGTACCAGTTGCAGCAAAGCCAACAGGGATACCAACACTATTAAGTTCATTCCTTTGTACTGTAAATTCATTTGTATTAATCACTGTGACTGTATATTCACCATCAATAGGGTGCGCAGAAGTAGGGGTAGTATTAGGAGGAGTAAAATCTATAATCGCTTTGTCATTTGTACTTAAACCATGATTACTTGAATTGATAGTTACTGTATTTTCAAATTGACTGTACGAAGCAAGTCTCTCAGGAACGTAATAACCATCACCATCTACTCTTGCGAATCTAAAGTTGCCATCTGCCTGTCTTATTAAGACATGTGGCATTGTGCTATAATCAAATTTTTTTTCTATACCTAATTTTGCGGTTTCTTCCCATTGACCCTCTTCCAATGTTCCGTCTGCTGTAGTGTTATTAGTAACAAATTTTACGTAATAATTATCAAAGTCGGTCTGATCATCTCCTTTAACTTCTACTACATAGCCATTAGGTGCAACTGTTGGGAGGTCAGTAAATCTTTGAATAGAATCTTTAACTAAAGTTAATTGAGAATTACCTTGAGAATCGCTAACTTGAATATTAAAATCTGAATTATTATTTTTAAATATTCTTATAACTGATCCATTACGTGAAATATTAAAAGTATTACCAGTTGTACCGGCTGTCAAAGCAGTTCCTGATTCAGTCCCAGCACCATTACCTGTCAAACCAATAGCTAATTGATCTGCAACAGTGTCAGTTCTTATATTAGTTGTACCAGAGTTGAAACTAGATGTACGACCATCAACTACTAAGGTGTACTCAGTATTAGCTGACACTTGATTAACAAAGACTATTGCCTGATTAGTAATACTGATGTCAGATGAGCCATCGTTGTATATAGGGCCAGCATTTAAAGCACTATCCATCGCTGTTGTGACGCTTGTATTTACAACAAAGGTAAAATCAGCGACACTAACAGTTTTTATTACGCTTCTAGGATCAGAGGTGTTTAGGTACGTTGTTCCATCAGGTTTATTTACTGTCTTTTCTGTTCCATCAAGTTCATAAACTTTTACATCACCATTACTAAATATTGCTATATACCTTTCATTAAGATCTCTATTGATAGTTTGTATATGAACATTACCTAAAGTAGAAGAACTGAGATCAGTTACATATTGTATTCCAGAACGCTTTGTAAGACCTGTGACAGGATTGCTATCAGCATTATCCTGTATGTCAGCATGATCAGCTTGTTTTGTATTATCAGAGGCTTGTGAGACACCTCTTAATAAAGTTGGTATTGCTCTGGATACAATTGCCATAACTATCTAATTAATGCGTTTGCAGGTGAATAAGTACTAAAGACATTTGTTAATGATGGATCTCCTCTAAGAAGATTATGATCTCCATTCGCTAAGTCTGTTTCCATTAGTATAGCCCTAGCTCTTATTTCATCTTGTTCTGTATAAGTTCTTAAGCCTTGATCTCCTACTAAACGATCAACAAAAACTCTTGCTCCTTTTATTGTTATATATCTTCTTGCAGGTTCTGGTATTTCTGTAAAAGCTCTAAAGTAAACAACAGTGCAAATAAGATCTTCATCAAATTCATATTTATTATTTAATCTGTCATATAACTTTAATGCTCGTTGTATTGCATCAATCGTAGGGTGCTGATGAATATTAGGATCAACTCTTAATATGTCGTTTGAAAGATTAACATGATTAGATCCATCTCTTGTTAAAGTGACATCTATCTCAGTATTGAAAGACCAACCTTCTGATTGCACTTCCTTATTAACCTCCGCAAGGGTTGATTGAGCAGTAACAGCATCTACTGGAAGTGTTCCTGTAAGACTGTTAATAGGAGCTTCTCCTATAGCAGCCAACATAATGTTGACGCTTTCTAGTTCAGTGGTTGCAGCTACAGTCATGGTTTAGTACTTTTTTATTTTAAGGGATTCCCTACCACCCATTTTTTTCTTTTTCTTTTTTTTAGATCCGTGATACATGATGTTCTCCAAGGTGTAAGAAAAGAGTACCCATTGCTGAGTACCCTTTTATGTAAGTTAAGAAGCAGATAACTTGATTGTAGCTGCACACTCAGGTCTTAGGATTCCATGACCAAGAGCATACTTAGCAACCATCAATGTACCTTGATACATGATTCCGTAGTCAGAACCAGAGATCTCAGTTGTCATATCCATTAGTTTAACTGTACCAACAGCAGACTTATGGAAGACAAGACCAATAGTTTTACTATCATCACCTGAATAGGTATTGTTAGCTCCACTTGGGTTGGATCCTACGTTTGATTGAGGTACGTTGTTACTCATCATTACAGGAATACCTGCAATCTGTTGTACACGACCTGAAGCAAATGAACCATTGCCACCTGGGTTGAAGTCAACATCTACTGTTCTTGTAGCTGATTCAGCTAACTTGTAGTACTCAGCAGGTGGTAGTACACAGAAACGATCTGTTGGAGGAATGTCTCTTTCATCAAATGCCTGTGCGATATCATAGATAGCACCAGCTATCTCATCACCTGATACGTTTGCTGAACTTGTATTACCAGAAGCAAGAGTAGAAACTATTCCACCACTGCCACCTGTAAGAGTTGTTGAAGCTCTTGAAGCATTAGCGATAACTTTAGCTACGTTCTGGTCATAGGTCTTAGCAAGTGCCTTACCTAATTCATCAGCGTATGTAGCTCTTACATCGTAATGATTCTTAAGCTCATCTAAGTTGCTAACAAATGCTTGTGAAATAAGTAGATCATCAATAGAAATAATCTTCTCATTTGCCAAGATCTGGTTTGCACCTACTAATGGTGTGCCTGGCGTGTGATACGCAGCCGTTGCTGTTCCTGTTACTGGGAACTGTGCTGATTTACCTGAGGTTATCGTGCGAACAGAATGTAGTGCTTCGTTAAAGATGTTGTTACGAG